AATGGAATTATCAAAAAAGATAAAAATATTGGAAAAAGAGAAAAAGATTTTATTACAAGAGAAAAAAGAATGGATACAAGAGAAAAAAGAATTAATAGAAATCTTAGCTAAAAACCCGAGAAAAACTACAACTACTACTATAAATAATATAAACTTGTCTGTCTTTAACAAATCAGAAAAAGATATCAAACAATTGGTTGAGGATAATTATAACAAAGAATATTTAATAGAAGGACAAAAAGGAGTAGCTAGATTTACTCATTCTCATGTGTTGAAGACCGAACCAAATGAAATGCCTATGTATGCTATAACAGATAAAACAAGAGGTAATGGAAAATATAAATCGTCTAATTCTGAAGTGGTGATAGACAACGGAATGCAGGGATTAACGAAAAAGATACATCCAAGTATAAAGAACAAAGCGATAAATATAGCATTGGTAGAGGATGCGATGAATAACCAAGAGATATATCAAGGATACCAAGAAGTGTTTAATATGAATGATGATAATTCAGTGTTTAGAAAAGAGATGGTAAGATTAACTGAAGTAGAATTGGAGAAGTGATCTGGTAAGTAGATAATAATTTTATATAATATATAAAATTATTAAAATGATTTATAATTACTGACAAATAAGTAAATAAACAAGATGTCTCAAAGTGAATTAATCAAATTATCAAAAAAAGAACTATTAGAGAAGTGTGAAGAATTAGGAATAACAAGATGTAAATCAAAGAATAAAGGAGATATAATAGAATTAATAAAAAATGGAAATTCAAATGTAAAAAACTCAAAAATAGAATTTCATGTAGAAGAAGAAAAAATGAATATATGTAAACCATTCTTAAAATGGGTAGGAGGGAAAACACAGATATTAGAAGAAGTATTATGTGTATTTCCAAAAGATATAAACAATTATCACGAGCCATTTTTAGGAGGAGGAAGTGTTCTTATAGGTTTATTGAGTTATATAAAGTATGGTAAAATAAAAATATCAGGAAAAATTTATGCCAGTGATTTGAATTCTAACTTAATAGGATTGTATAAAAATATACAATATAATTTAGATAAATTAATTATAAAAGTTAAAGAAATTGTAAATGAATTTAATAATATAGAAGGAAAGGAAGTAAATCGTAAATGTTGTAATATAGAAGAAGCTAAAACATCACCGGAATCATATTATTTCTGGATTCGTAAAAAATTTAATTCTATGTCAAAAGAAGATAGAACAACTGTTGATGGTTCTGCTATGTTGTTATTTATGAATAAAACATGTTTTAGAGGAGTGTATAGAGAAGGTCCAAACGGATTCAATGTTCCATTCGGAAATTACAAAAATCCTTCGATTTTTGAAGAACAACATCTTAGATATTTATCAGAACTTATTAAAGATGTTATATTTATAAATTGTTCTTTCGAAGAATCTTTAAAAAAAGTAACAGAAGGAGATTTTGTATATATGGATCCACCATATTGTCCTGAAACAGAAAAATCATTCGTATCATATACAATAGATGGGTTTAATATAGATAGTCATAGAAGTTTATTTAAAATGTGTAATGATATGAACTTGAGAGGAATAAAATTCCTGATGAGCAATTCAGATGTAAGATTAGTAAAAGATGTTTTTCCATCATCTTTATACAAAACAAAAATAATTTCTTGTAGAAGAGCGATTAATTCTAAAAATCCAGAATCCAAAACAAATGAAGTATTAATTAACAATTGATAAATTCTTTGAGAATATCAGTTATACCAACATATTCAATATTGTTATCTTTGAAGAAATTAATAAACTTTTTTTTCTGAATGGAACATTTTAGACCGTCAAGATTACCGTATTGTTCTCTACATACTTTTTCGGCTCCGCCTATACACAATATTTTTAATGGTTTGGAATATAAATCCGGAACTTCACAATATTTAAATGGACAACCAAGTATTTTTTCTCCAGCAGTACCACTTGTATGAAAAGTTCCTGTTTTTACTTCTATAATAAAGTTTTCAGTTTGACAATCTGGTTGGTAATTTTTTTTCTTTACAGGTTTTGAAACCTTTTTTCCAATCAATGTGTATATTTCTTCGCATAAATGTTCTCCGAATTTGTTAGTCCATTGTTTATCCAATTTTAAATCAGGTCTTCGGATTTTTAGAATATTTCTACCCCATTTATCTTCAAGTAATTTATATTTTTTTTCATCATTAGTTTTATTCTTTTTTTCTATAGTTTCAAGAAACGACAAGTCTCCGAATAACCATTGAACTACTTCTGTATTTCTTAATAAAACAATATTAATATTTGTATTATAAGATATATATAAATTTACTTTATTAATTATAGAATTCATTTCTTTATTTGAATTTAAAAGAGGTTTTATATTATTATTAATTAATAATACATTGTCATCGATATAAAGATTATTAAATATATTATCTATACCAGAATTAGAAGTCATATATATTATATATTATATATATAATATATTTATCATTTTATATATTAGAGAATAAAGTTTTGAATAAATGAGGATCGGTGGTGTAATGATAATATAGGAAAGAAACATAACCTATAATAAGATCAGCTAATAATAATTGAGACATGGATTTGTGGTAAACAATAGCATTGAAAGAGTATAAAAGATATATAACAGCATGTACACCTCTTAAACTATGCCACCATACTTTGTCACCGAGTATTCCTGTTTTTCTATAATTAGTTAAAAATGCGTATGAGAAACTCAGACCAATTATCAAAGTGAATAAACCCATATATAAAATATATTTTTCATCTACACGCAGAGCGATATAAAAAATGAATGTTCTAATTGACATACATACGAATAAAAAAAGCAAAAATCTTTGTTGAATGTTATTCATATTTATGTATAAATATGAATATTAAAAAATTTTTTAATTTTTATTTTTTTTCCAGTATCCATTTAAATTATAACTTTAATAGCTGTAAGGATACTTATATTTTAATAAATTTTTATACAAAAAAGTAATTATATGTTTTTAATTATAACAGTATTCAATAAAACCTAATAATAGTTGTATTTTTTAAATTCGTTGCTGTAAGAATACTTATATAATAGCAAACCTTTACGAGAGAGACAGAGACAAAGAGAGACAGAGACAAAGAGAGACAGAGACAAAGAGAGACAGAGACAAAGAGAGACAGAGACAAAGAGAGACAGAGACAAAGAGAGACAGAGACAAAGAGAAAGAGAGACAGAGACAAAGAGAGAGAAAGAGAAAGAGAAAGAGAAAGAATTCTTATGTTTTCGATTATAACAGCATTCAATAAAACTTCATAATAGTTGTATTTTTAAGTTCGTTGCTGTAAGAATACTTATATAATAACAAAAAAGAAACAGTATCCAGTATAAAATTCTTATATTATTTTTAACAATTGCTGTAAGGATACTTAACTAAAACTTTTATACTTACTAAATATAGTAATAGTGTTTTTAAATAGATATTATTAAAATTTATTATATATAGATCTAACATCGTTATATCTGATAGAATCAAGTACAACTCTCATGCCTTCGTAAGGAGTGGATACTTTAATACCAGTCTGCAAAGATTTTAGAATGGAAGGACTCCACCCAGAAAGTTGTAGAACACCTTCTTGGTCTGATTTAGCATGAAAGTCTTTAAAAGCAGCTCTTAGATTCCAGATAATAATACGAGGAGGTTTCCAACCATTATTAGCACCCCATATTTTTTCACCAGCGATGTGAAACTTGTGTCTAATGATAGAAAGTTGAGATTCCCATTTTAATTGGATACTTTTATCGCTTAGATTAGCATGATCAAAACCCATATCTGTGAGTACAATTAGGTCTTCAGGTTCTTCACCTGGTTTTATTCTATATTCAATCATTTTATCAAGTATACATTTACAAGCTTTATAAAAATCAGTATTTAGACCTTGTGATATGTCTGGAGATATACTGTCTAATTTTTGTTTGAGAGTATCGTTTTCTTTGAAAGAAAACCAACTAGGAACATCGCTGAAAGTTAAAATGTGATTTCTAAAGTCGTGATGATTTATTTCAGAGATAAGAATACCAAGAGCTAAAGAAATTTCTTTAGGAATTCCGTTCATTGAACCGCTAAAATCACACATTGGGATTGTTTTTCCAAGACCACCAAGTTTAGAAGTTTCGTTGCGTATAGCTTCCCATTGTCCTTGATAAATTTCTTGTTCTGATGTGGAATTAGAGTTGTCACGAGATTTGGACACAAGTTCGTGTGGAAAAACAACACCTGAAGCGTTGGGTTTTACTTTACCGTTTTTTATGTCTTCTATAAACTCGAGAAAATGTTCACGACATTTCATTCGATCATCGTCATTTGGGTATCTTAAAGTATCAGAGTATCTTAGTTGTTTGAGTGGTTCGTTTAAAAAAGCTTTTGTGTGCATCTTTAAGGATCTACCGGGAACTGATTTTGGTATAATTTCGGACCAAGTTGAAGAACACATGTTTATTTCGGAAGTTTTTATGTATTTGTTAAGTTTGCTATTAGTTTTTCTATACATAGCAACACGGCGTCTTTTTGGTAAATGACTGAATAAGAAATTAGTCAATTTATTTGCTAGTTTTGGATATTTTAGAGATTTTTCTCTGGGTAACCATTTACATAATAAAGAAATACTTTCATTTTTTAAAAATTTATTATTATCGTCGTCATAAACTTCTTTTATGTACTTAAAAGCTTCGTGTTCAAAGTCGGGACAACAAATGGTGTTGTCAATCAATTCCCACAAATCTTTCCAGTAACCATAATGAGGTATTAATTTTATCATGGCACAAACTCTTGTTTTGTCATATTTATACAAAACTTTAATAAAATCGTAAAATAATTTTTTTTCACCTTTACCTCCTTTTATGTCTCTGGTCTGAAATAACATAACAAATAGATCACATAGTTCTTGTTGGATGTTCCTATTGTATATTTTTTCAATCGTATGATCCATGTTTTCCAGACCTCTATTTAACATAGTAAACAAAGTAAGTCTGTAGTCACCAACCCCTTCTTCGGTGTAAACATCGGCTCCGTTGACACCTTTTTTAGTAATATTGAGATTATTCATAGCATTGATAAAAGCCATTTTGTATGTAGTTTTACTGTTTAAATCAATATATATAAAAATGAAATTAAAGAGAAAAATATAAACAAAATATATATGATTTTAAATTTAGAAAATTTTAAATGCCATGAATCTAAAAGTTTAGATTTTGGAAAGGAAGGGTTAATATTAATAGAAGGTTCATCAGGAATAGGTAAAACCACAATATTGGAAGCAATTAATTTTTGCTTGTATGGAATAGGAACTAAAGTTGTAACAGAAGGAAAAACTAAATGTAAGGTTGAAATAATTATGGATGATATTACTATAACAAGAAAAAAAAAACCAAATCATTTATTAGTTAATAATATATACGAGGATGAATCGGGTCAAGCTATAATAAATAAAAAATTCGGATATTGTTTTAATATATGTGCTTATATGAGTCAAGATAACATAAATTCGTTTATATTTTTAAGTCCGTTGGAAAAATTAAATTTTTTAGAAAAGATGTCATTTACAGATGTAAATTTGTCAGAAATAAAAATTAAATGTAAGAATTTATTGAAAGAAAGAAATGAAGCATTGTCAAAAACATTATCTCAATTAGAAATAATATCTAAAATACTTGAAGAAAGAACGGAAATAGAAGTTGTGGATTTTCCAATAAAATGTAATAT